AACCATATCAGAAAAGACTTACTTTCGTCTATTTTTTACTTTAAGTTTTCTTTTCATTTTTTTCTGTTTCTTACGCAGTTTTTCATTTTTAAGCCGATTTTCTTCTTCTTTTTCAATTCTATCTAAACGCTTAGATATCTGTATTATAGTCGCCTCATCAGTTTCACCTAAAACAATATTCAAATCCTTAAAAAATTTGCATAGATCTATAACAAATTCAAATAATACATCATCTTCCCTAGCTTGTTTTAAGGCATTAGAATACCTTTTATCAATATAATCATATATTGATAATTCCTTCTCTAAAATCTCAGGTGTGACGCTATCATTCTCAATTAATGAGTTTCTATATTCATCTCTTGATAAACCATTTATAAATGGTAAAAACCTTACAAAATTTCTATCTAATCCAACAGATATAGACATATTAAATCTCCCATTGTTATGTATATGTAAAAGCCGCAAAGCGCAGGCGTATAACGCCTTTACCCTTTGCGGCCTTTACATCAAATCATCTTCACTTGTAACAAAATAACTATATCAGTTTTTGTATTCGATTTAGATTTTCCAGTTAAGATACCTTTAGGCAAAAATGAAAAACCTGTTTCTCCTTCCGTCAATTTATTCTCGGCTAATCCTCCTAAAACAATTACATCACCACTTTTAACGGTTACATCCGTCACAATATCTCGTTTTATCAATGTTGGCGATTGATTTACGCCCGTATCTGTTTTCACAAAATTAGAGAGCTGCTGATTAATTTTTAAATCTATTGCATTGCTTTTTATTGTTGGTTGAATATCAAAAATAACACCTGAAGAACGATACTCTATAGACTGCACTGGACGCCCATCTTGATAAGTAACATTTGACAATACAGGAACATCTGAACCAACTGAAAAATTACCTTTTGACCCTGATTTAACTCGTAACGTTGGAGAGCTCACAACTTGAAAACGTTCATCTGTGCGAAACAACTCAATCATAGCATCTAGGTTGCCCGCATTTACTGTAATAAAATTTTCATAATTTTGTTTATATCCAATGTCAATTCCAAGCTTTCCTGAAAGTAATTTAGCTAACAAATTAATGCCGCTACCTTCCTTAGCAACATCTTGTACTTCAAAAACATAACCAGTCACAGCCACTTCCCGACTTGGTGTATCAACAGATTGCAAAACTGATTTTATTCTTGAAATATCCTCAATCGTTCCATAATAAACAAGTTTATCTCCACTTGCAGACACCTGCCCTTCACCTTGAAGAAATTGTGCAAGATACTCTGTATCTCTATGAATTGGATTATAAACAAAACTTTTTTTAATAATTTTTGCAGGTTTTGGCTCAATATGAGCAAGATAAACTACTCCATTCTTCTCATATACTTTTACATTCATATTTTCAAAATAACGTGTAATAAACTGATTAAAATCTTGATTTTCAGTGGTATGAAAACTAATTAATCGTGTATCAGCCGCCAATTTTGGATCAAGCATATAAGGCTTTTCTAGAACCTCGTCATAAATCATTCCTACCGCTTTAGGTAATGGCACTGATTCCAATTTAAAATCTACATTTTTTGCTTGTGCATATCCAAAAACAAATAAAGAAAACAGATATAAAATGTTACGTTGTAATTTCATTGTTTAACTCCTGAATAATAATTAACTCGCTGATTATCAATAATTCCTTCTAACATTCGGCCAGTAAAATTAAAGCTAGAACGAGGCTCTAAACGCAAATTTCCCTGGTTATCAGCTAAGACCACAAAATTTTTTCCTGACTTTTGCAGCTCACCAGTAATTCGCCATTGTGTTGATAAAGGCGGTACTATTTGAATCGGCAACTGATTACTAGGTTGCGATACTGAATTTACTTCACTATTTTCTTGTATTGTTTGTTCCGTTTGAGAGGTGTTCGAATCTGATGGATGAAAAAAATTAATCAATTTATATACTGAAAAACCAAAAATAAGCACAGAAAAAATGGCAAAATACTTAATGCTAGATTTGTTTAATGCATTCTGTCTTTTATCTGTAACTAATTCTCGACCATTCTCGGTTTCATAACTTTTATAAAGAGGAAAAATATCTTTATCATATTTTTCCTGATAACTTGCTGTCTTTGATGTTTTCCAACATTTATTACCTGAAAATACATCTACTCTATAACGGCTTTTTAATCCAGCAGCGACAAGTTTTGTCATCTTAAACGTGGTTTCAATACGCTCTACCAGTTCTTTTTGTAAATTGGTTAAGTCTTGATTAAGAATGACAAAATCACAAGAAATACCCTTATCATCAGTAAAATGACGGTGTTCAGATAAAAAGGAAAAGTGATTATCGCTAATCTTTTCTTTTTTAGGGAAAAAGCGCCAAGCCTCATCAATGATAATTAAATCACCTGGTTTACAGAACGTTTCAATATTGTTATCTATCGCATTTTTATAAGGATAAAAATTCTCACTTAAGCAAGCATCATTATCTACTACAACTAATTCCCCTAAATTTTCAGGAGATAACTTTTTATTTTTTGATAAACAAAATTCTTCTATTAATTTCTTATTTAAACCATAAATATTTGATACAACTCTACGACCTGATGAAATTGACGGAATAATCACAGATTTACCACTTCATAAGATTTACCATGCCCAGGTAATCCAATATAAGCAGAAATAGCCATATAATCCCCTTAACCAATAATTGGCAATCTGCGTATGATGAAACGAGAAAGTAAAGCCGAAATAAACAGGCTTATTCCAGTTGGAACTTTAAGAATGTATAAAAAATAAAGAATAGAATTAGGCAATGCATTGAATAATTCTTTAATATTTGGAATATTTTTAGGCAAAAAGAGTTCTATAATTACAGGAACAAATTCTGTTGTAACATAGAATAAAGCAAAAAATATAAAGAATTTTACAATCACTCCCCTAACCAAAAATTGCATTAATGAAGATAAAGCAGCAAATATAACCCCATACATAGACAATTCTCCTTAGGCACTCAATAAAACTCTTAAAGCAACAATTCCCCAAATCAATAACATTAAGGAAGAGATGATATTTTTATTTTTTTCTATGTAGTCACAATGCCCATCTAAAGTGACATTAGATTCAATATATGGAATATATCCACTCCAAACAGGACATTGAACCTCTCTTTCCTGAATTTCAAAATTTTTTAAACTTGGGAAAAAATCATTGAAAGGTGAAAGTATCTGATAAGCTGTAGGAGGATTTATATCTGGCATATCTACCGACGGAGAAGATAAATCAATATTGTTTAATGTAGCGCTAGATTCTGTCTGTAACTTATTTCCCAATAAGGAATTGCTTGTTCTGCCAATATTATCAAACATATCTTCCGAGTATCTAAAACCGTTTAAATCCTTAACTTTCAGAGAAGGATCAGAAAAAGAACTTCTTACATCGTTAGGATGTATATTCGAAATTACTTTTCTTTCTTCATCTGTAAACTCATCGCTATTTAATGAAACTGCATTTTTTGCAAAATTAGCAATCTTAGTATCATCTTGTAAAACAACTTGGTCTTCTGAAACAACTTGTTCAGACCAAATAACTTGAGGTTTAGAGGATGACGATTGTTGTACCTTTTTTAGTATCCTAACTGTAAAAAATGATCTTTGTGCAACGCAGTTAGATGAATTTCTAAAACATTCTTTATAGCTATAATTAATTAATAATCCATCAGCATAAATTGGCGATTTATCTTTAGAAACAACTTTAAACTCACTAACATTTCCCTTCTTAGATTTTTCATCAAAAACCTTATTAATCGCACAATTAAGGGTTTCATCATAAGAAGATGATTGACAAGCACCATAAGCATCTTCATAAGTAAAAACCTGATTATCTTGCAGATTTACAAATACTGGATTAAATAAAGATGGCTCTTCTTCTAAATAAACTTTTTGTAGTTCTCCTGTTTTAGAATTTTTAGCCATAACATAAAAACCTAAAGAATCTTTAGATGATGATGTAAATTTCTGAAAAGCTGTATCAATTAACTGATCTGTAAAATATCCCAAACCAAAAGTCACAGCTAAACCAGTGATTGGATGCTTTGAATATAAAAGACCTGATGCCCTGGTAGCTTTTTTGGCGATACTACGTAAAACATTTGCTCTACGGATTTCTTGAATTGTTGATACATTTGAAGGTGTCGTAGTTGCCGGTAATTTATAGGTTCTGTTATAAGCCTTCTCTAATAAATCTTTAACTATTATTTTAGTTTTATTTTCGTTAGAAAATGTCTCATCTACAGAAAAAGCAGAGCAACAAAAGAAGGAAAAAAACAGAATAATTATAAGTTGTTCAAGCCAAGAACGACGACTAACCCACAAATGATTCCAAGAAAAAAATACATTAAATCCCATAACATACGCACCTCAAATATATAAGGGGATGTTAATCCCCTTATTATTATTTGCCAAAAAGACCCAAAACAAATCTAATACCAATTTTGGCAATTCGAGGGCCAATAAGAACACCACCGGCAGCAAGAATACCTGCAATTACAGTAGAAAAATCCACTTGTCCAAGCATACTATTTACATCAATTTGTACCTTTTGAGCTGCTTCACCTTGAGCAAAAGCACTTAATGAAGACCCCAAAACAACTGCTGAAACAAGATATTTTTTAAGGTTTGACATAAAAAACTCCTTATATTGAGTTAAAATTACGCGCTTATTTAAAAATAGCTAAAACTGCCCCAACAGATTTAGCTATCAAATAAAAAATAAGCACTAGACCAAATGAAAATCCAAAGCTATCAACATGATGAATAAAATCTTTTGTTGAAAAACTTTGATTTCCATTGCTTGAAAATGCCACAGATTGAAGTTTCATAGCCTCGTTCTGTGGTATTTTCAAAATTACATTATTACAACTTAAGCCTATTTGAGACTGGCATAATTGTGTTGTAATCTCTATTTCATTGCCCATAAATGAGAAACCAAAATAGTTTATTGTTTCAATTCTTCAATAATTGAACTTTCATCAAAATTATATGTAATCCCCTTACGGCCATTTTCCATAGCCCATTCACGCGGATAAACTAAAATCATGACTAACTTATCTTTTAAACGGTTAATCGTATTTCTTAACGCATCATTCATAGAACGATCATCAATCTTAACTTCTTGAATTGATGTGTTATAACCGCCATAACCATCAGGCTCTTGAAGTTGAATCCCCATATTATGGCGCTCTTTTACTTCTCCAGTTTCCCGATTCGTAAAAGATAAGGATTTATAACCTTTTAAAGTGCCTACAATATAAAAACCAGTACGCATAATTTTCTCCTAATTGATTTTTATTAATCTACTAACCAAACAAAATCTAAACAGCAAAACGCAAATTCGGCGCATG